CTTATGTGGGGTGCTATTTTCTTTAAGACGATAATCCATAGGTTATCATCCTCCTTTCAAAAGGACACCTCTATACTATTTTAATTTTTTATTTAAACAAATTATCTTTAATCGACCTCCAATATTTCTAATTCATCTGGAGTTGGACAAGATTCAATATAATGCCTTGCATCTTCAAGAGTTAAAAAAGTGGGACAAGCATCTAAATCATCGTTTATAATATCGTGAACAACATAATATGTTTTCATAATACAATTCTCTCCTTAAATAATTGTAAGAACATATCTTTTCCGCAATCCACGGGAGCATCTTTATAGCCAGTTCTTTTATATTTATCAAAGATAAAGGATAAGTTAACATAGTTTTTATATTTATTATGCAAAGTAATAAGCTTGCGTTTTAGCCTTGTAAACTCCTCATCTCCCAATTCTTGGAACTGACGATCGAACGCAATTATAATTTCTTCAACGCCCAAACCCAAAAGTAATTGCACTTGATAAGCAGATAAATTACTACCGCAACAAGCTACTGAAATATCATTTTTTATTCCAAAAAAAGACTTATATAATAAGTTTGATTTCTCGCCTTCAAACACAATTGCTTTTCTCATTTCTTTGATTTTATCTTTACTAAAGTTTAGATTATATAAATTCATACCAAGAGGATGGCTATATAAAACTTTATTAATGCGCAAAGGTCGATATTTTCCAAAACGTTCACTTTCTTCTTGTCCAAGAGCTCGACCACGCAATCCTATAAATCGGCCATTAATATCAAAATGAGGAATTGTTATTTGTTCTCCTCCTGGATAATATCCAATTTTAGCTTGCGCGAGTGCCGATTCTGAGATTCCTTCATCGAGCCAAGGAGCGATTTTTACTTTATAATTAAATCTATTTAAAATATCTTCATCATATTCTTTTAAAGTCACGATAGTATTATTTTTATATTCAATATTTTGAATACGCTCATAGTTTGCTAAAAATTTCCAATCATCTAAACTACTTTCTTCTTGTTCAGTATAATCTCCAGTAATATTAAATTTAATTGCTATCCATTTAACAGCGTCATTTAAATCAAAATCTGTATTATTTTGAATTTTCATTACTTTAATAACTAATTCAAAAATATCAAAACTTGGATTCGCGCAACCAGTATAACATTGAAATAATTTACTATTTTCATAATAATATAGTTTTTTACTACCAACGCCGGGCTCGTTGTGGCAGATGGTTGAGGATAAAGCGCCAAAAACTGTCGCTATTGGATCCCCACCCCACATCTGCAATAATTCTATGATATTGTCAACAGTTAGCGCATCACGAACCAAAGTCTTATCATAGATTAACATTAAAAGAATAATACCCTTGTGCATTTGCCAAGAAGCCCAAATTCTTGGTCAACTATTTTACACAAATAGTCTTGTGCTTTTTCGTTTGCTTCTTTGCCTGTTCTTGACTTAAGGTAAGCATCAGCCATTTCCTTAGTCATCTTATATTCAATTTCTCCAGCTTTTTCCATTTTATGAAACTCCTCTCCAGCATAATCATCATATATTTTCATTTTACCTCTTAAACCTCTTCGCATTCAAATGCCGACTCCTCTTCCACTCTTATCTTTATATCATCAATACTTATCATTTCATAATTATATGAAGTGCAAAACATTGGTTTGATACGGCATGTGCCTAAATCTGCTTTACACCATAGATAAACTCCCTTATATCTACCTCTACGATTTTTATAAATAGATAATTTAATAGTTGGTTTATCAAAAACATTTGAACATAAAATTGGGTCAAGTGAGATTAAATCTTCATCGGTTACCCCTAATAAAATACTACCTACATCAATTTTATCTGCTATTGCTTTTGCGCCTCTTAAGAGGTTTTGATCTGGAATTTTTGCATCCTTTGCATCACCATTTAACTGTGTTGCTGACATAATAAAAATTCCATATTTATTACACAAATCTTTTAATCTTGTTGATAACATAAATAAAATATTATCTTCTCGAAGTTTAACTCCACCACTTCTACGAGTAATTTCTTCAAGAATTTTTAAACTTGTATGAATATAATCATGACACACATAATGAATATCGTGGTCGCGCATATTTTTCTTAATTTTATCTTCTACATCTTTTAATGAAAAGTCTGGAAGCTCTTCCACATATAGTGGACTTGCTGCTAAGATTCGCGCAGCTTCATGAACTCTTTCTTCTTCTCCTGGCTCATACTCACCATTTAAAATATGTTCTTCATTTACATTTGACAAAAACGCAAGCATCATTGTTTGAACTTCTTCTAATTCTTGCTCTGTTGTAATGAAAAGAGTTGGTTGCGCTACTCCAGAACTAATCCATCCAAAATCTTCATCATAAATTTTATTACACCCAATATAACACGCATCTGCTATCATAGATCTCGTTTTACCAACACCAGTAGCGGCCGAACGCAAATAGAACTTTTTTAATCTTGCTCCTCGTGTTACGGTATTAATCAACGGCCCATATAAGGGAATACCAACTTCTGGATGTTCTTTAAATCTTTCTATTAATTCTTCAATTCCTTCTGCGGCTTGATATGCTTCTCCATAAGAGTCTTCTACAAATTCACTTCTAACCCTATCGATTCTTTCATCAATTAAATCTGCGATTTGTTCTAATGAACTATTATCTAAATATTCTTCTTGAATTTCTTTTTTCTTAGTGTCTAAAATATTATCTGGGTCATAAATATCTGAAACATTTATCCCAAAATTATCATAGGCTCTTAATAAACTCATTTTTTTAAGTCTATTATAGTAATAATCAAATGTTGAACTTATAGCAGAATCAGCTACTTTTAATAACCATTCTTCTCCCTTTTGGGATTCAAAAACGCCACGACTTTTTGGTCTTGTTGATAAAAAGTCTGAAATACTGTTAATTGTAATTTCTTGCGCTCCTAATTCATGAATCTTATAAATTGCTCCAAAAATAATTTTATGAAATTCATCGGGAAAATCTTCATCAACCACATTATACTTATCTGTTAAATCCAAAAGATTTGGATTATTGAATACACTACCTATAACTTGCATAATGGCAGCCGTATCCACATATTTACTTCCTGCCATTAATTCTCCTCCTCATCTAAAAACGAAAATAATTTTCGTTTTTTTACTTTTTTCTTTGGCACAGGAATTACAATTTCTTTGACTTGCGGAATATATTCATTTACTATTTTATTAGTATTCTTTTGTTGAGCTTGCCAAAGTGCATAATAATAATCAAAAGCTTGCTTATAAACATAAGGAACAATTCCTATTCCACCATTCGCCTTTTCAATTGAATTGCCTTTAATATCAAAGAAATATATTAAAGCCTTATGAATACCAGAATAAGTATAATTATATTCTTCTACATATTGTTTAATTTGCTTTTGAATACGAGGGTCAACAAAATCTATTTTAAATAAATCAATAATATATTTTTCAAGATTATATTTATCTAATTCAATTTGTTTTATTTTTTCCTCTTCTGATAATGAGCATTCTTTATGCGCATACCTTTTTGCGCTTACTCTTACAAAAGGCTCTTTATCTCTATCAAAACGCTTTTTACAATACACACAAGTGACTGGGTGCATAAGAACACTCCTTTCTTTATCTCTATAATTATTATATCATATTTTTAATAAAAAATCAAGTCAAGGTGTTTTCTACCTTGACTTGAAAAATATTAAAGTCGTTTTAAATCAAATAAAATTAAGTCTAAAAGTGAAGCTTGGTCAGGAGTGCAATCTCCTACCTTCTTACCCTTGCCTAAATGTTTCTCAACAATTCCAGTAATTTTTGGAGCAATTAACGCATTTTCCTGCATTAATTTACCAACAATACCTTGAAACTCTTCCATCATAGCGCTAAAATTATATTCTTTTTCTTCCGTTTCATGAACCTTAACGCTGTCATTTGTTACATAATTACCACCAGATTGTTTAGCTTCTTCATCAATGGCTTGCGCAATTGCTTCTACTAAATTTTCATAAGTAAAATCAATTACTGGTGGAGTATATCTGAAACGAGACCCTGCTACGAAACGAGGCGTTCCGCGCAAGAATAATTTGGTTTTAACCCCTTCTTCTGTTTCAACAGCTCTAGAATATCCAATAATATCACAAGTTCTTTCACAAACAAGTCTTGCACGATTATCAAGAGTTGGAATAATTTGATTATATTCTGTGCCAGTTTCGTCTTTAAAAGTCTTATCTTGAGAATGACTAATAAGAACTAGACCGTAATCCATTTGGAGAATTTTTCTTAATCCTTCATCAAATTCTTCCATTGCTAATTTATAACCTTTACCAAAAGGAAGGTCAGCAATATTTTCATAACTATTTTTTGCATCACTTTCTCTATTGCAAATATATTTTTCACAATATGAATAAGCAATATCTGCTGTATCCAATACAATTGTTTGGAAAATTTCTTTTACTTCTGGGTCGCGCAATTCCGATAAAGTCTTTTTAAAATCGCTCCAAGAGTTCATAGGCTTAGCCATAATACCTGGAATTGCGGAATAACCTTTTTCAAAAGCAAGCACTAAAGCTCCTGGGAACTTACTTGCGATTGTCGTTTTACCTGACTTAGGTGTTCCATAAAACAAGACGGAATATCCGCGAAGGTCTCTACTAACCTGATGCGGTTTAATACTTAATAATGAGTTTGCCATATTCTTAATCTCCTTATCTATTTATTCTTAATAAAATAGTCCTTAAGGACTATTTTATTAG